CTGCTGCAGCATGTCGCCGATCGCTGCTTGGGCCGCCTCGGGGCTCATCAGGCCCGCCTTGACCATCCGGTCCATCTGCTCGGTGATCGTCTTGCGGAAGTTCTCGAAGAGCACCCCTTTCATCCCGGCAGCTATGTGCTTGGTGAACTCGGCGGCGGCCACGTCCCCGGCGTCGCCTGTCACCTTGGCGATGTCCTCGGCGAAGTTCGCTTTCCGAATCGCATCCGCCACTTTCTTGATCTGCGGGATGAACTCCGCGCCCCACACGGCCTCGAACATGTTGGGCGTGCTGTCGGCGATCGCCTTGGCGTTCTGCCCGTACTGCGTGGTCAGCTTGGTGACGATCGCGACATTGTTCTTGTACTGCTCCATCTGGACGTTCAATTCCCGCTGCGCGGCCACTAGCTGAAGAACGGTCAACTGCTGCTGGCGCTGCTGCTCGATCGGGACGCCGGTCGACGTCACTGGCGCGCCGGTGGGCACTTCGTCCTTCATCGTCCGAAGCCGCGTGATCAGCGTGTCCATCTGCTGCAGCATGGTGTTGAGCGGCAGCATGGTCCCGAAGCGGACCCGGAGCAGCCCTATCTGGTCCAGAATGATGTGGAGCTTAGAGAGCAGCAGCGTATCGCCTTCGGCGGCAGCGTCGGCGAGCTTGGCCTGTACTTGGGTCTGAAGGTCTCCCAGTCGTTTGAGACCTTCCTCGACGGCCGAGAAGTCCCCCTGTGCCGCTCCCAGTTGCATCGCCTTACTGATTTCGGTGAGCGTGGCAGCGAACTCCTTCAGCACGATCGCCCGCTCCGACTCCTGTACGATCGCCTTCATCCGGACCGCCATAGTCTCGGCCCGCTCGATGATGGCGGTCAGTTCCTTGACGATTGGCGCGTTCGCCGGGTCGGCCCGCTGCTCTCGGAAGGTCACCATGATCTGCTGCAGTTGCCCGAGCGCCTCGCGAGCGTCGGACACGCCCTGCTCGATCATCTTGGTCGAACCCAGCCGCTTGCCCTTCTGGAACTCGGTCGTCGCCAGTGCGGTCTTCTTCGCCAAGAGATCCAGTTCATGATTCGATCGGCGCATCTCCTCGGTAATAAGCCCTTTCCGCGCGTCTTCCGCGGCTTGTCGCTGCTGTTCGGCGAACGCCGCGCCGAACTTCGCCGCCTGCTGCTCCTGCTTGACGATGCCGCCGATCTCCTTGTCGACGAGCACGAGTTCGTTCTTCCATCGTTCAACGTCCGCCCGCAACTTCTCGAAGTTCTTTCGGTCTTTTTCGGTTCCGCCCACGACTGTCGGCGGGATCATGCCCGAGGCCATGACCTTGTTCTCGGCGTCGAACTGCTCCTTGACCCCCGCCGCCATCAGATTCGCGATCTGCAGTTGGGCCTCGTCGATCGACTGTTTGAGCGTGATTTTCGACGCTTGAAGCCCCGCCTTCGACATTCCCGCGATGGCGTTCATGAACGTCTCGGTTTCCTTGCTGGCACCCATGGTCGCGATCGTATAGGCAACGATGGCCGCCGTGACGAGGCCAATCGCGATGGCGACCGGGCCACCGACCGCGAGCAACCCTCCCAGCCCGAGCGCACCACCAGCCTCTGCGCCAGCCACGGTGGCGAGCGACGCCGCCAAGGCCGCTGCTCGATAGATCACGAGCGCCTTTGTGATATTCGAGATCATGACGAGCAGCGGGCCGAGCACCGCGAGCAGGATTCCGAGCCCGATGATCCAGTTCTTCTGCGTCTCCGTCAGATGCGAGAAGCGGTCGATCCACGCCGTGACGATGGTGAGCATCTGCGTCATCATCGGCAGCAGGACACTACCTAACGCGATCCCCGCTTCCTTCACACGCGAGGTGAAGAAGAGCAGCTTGGTATTGAACGTGTCACCCGCCTGCGCGAGCGTGCTCTGGATGATGCGTGATCGCTCCATGATCACGATGTAGCCCGCCTGCGCGTGCTGGGCGGCGGTCAGTTGCGCCCCGACGCGGGCGATCCCCTCGCGGTACGCGCGGTCCTTGATCGTCTGGTCGTCGATAATGAGGCCGAGTTTCCGAAGTTCTCGGGACTGGCCGATCAATCCGTTGAGCACCGCGTTGAACGCCCGGTCGGTCGACACCCCGGCGAAGAGCGACAGGTTCTTCGTCACCTTGATGAGGTCGATCGACATCTTGGCAACGGCATCGCTCGTTAGGCCGATCGGAACAAACAATTCCCCCAACCGGGAGGCCATGCTCTGCAGTTCGGAGGATGTCGCCGGAATCTCACTCCGAAGCGCATTCAGGTTCCGGTTCAGTTGCACCGAGGCCGGACCAAAGGAAATCTGGATGCGCCTGCCCGACTGCTCGGCGTCGCCCGCGAGCTTGATCATCCCACCACCGGCAGCCGTGAGCGGGACGGTCAGGAACTTGGTCAGCGTGACGCCGAGGCGCTGTCCGATGTTGGCAAGCTGCGTCAGCGACTTTGCTGACTCCGATTCCATCTGCTCGTTGAACGCGGTGAAGAACGACTTTCCCGCCGCCCCGCCGCCCTCGCCAGCGGCCTTGGCGATCTTGGGCGAGGCGTTCCGGACGAGGCGCTCGGTCTCGTCCATCAGCTTCGCCATCTCGGCCTCGATCGCCGGATCGATCCCGCCAGTTGGCCCACGCCGCGGCGGACCGACTGGACCGGTTGGCGGCAGCACCGGTGGTGGCGTCGGTGTGAGCGCCCGTGATGCTCGGGCACCGACCCCACGCAGTCGTTCGAGGAAGCTGGTCGCGAGGGCCGTCCCCGCCTCGGCGCCACGCCGCGCCATGTCGGCGGCCGGGACGCCAAGTCTGTCCCGTATTTTGGCGGCGACCCCACTGAGCGCCGTGAGCGCCCCCGCTCCGAGTGCCCGTCCGGCTTCCAGTCCGCGGGCGGCGGCCTGTTGAATCCGTTCGGGAATGACGGCGTTCGCCACTTTCCGGGCGACGCCAGCGACGGAGGAGATGATACCGGCGGCGAACGAACGACCGGCCTCAATGCCACGCCCGAGAAGGGCTCGGCCCTCGGGGAAGATTGATAGGACGCTAGCGCCAATCGAGGCGGCCGACGAGGTCAGTATCGCGAGCGACAAGGCCGTGCCGATATGCTGGCCGACACGCGTCGGATCGAACAGTGCGAACACCACACCGCTAACTGCGCTACCGGCTCCTCCGGCAGCGATGCCGGTGAGGAGCTTCTCCTTCAACGTTAGCCCGATTCGCTCACCGGCTGCGCGAATGGGGCGGGCCAGCCCGGCAGCGACATTCCGACCGGCCTCTTCTCCGACGTGGGCGGCCTGTGCTGGCGTCGGAAGACCGAGGGTCGATGCGATCCCTGCTCCCGCCACAGGGCCACCAGCCAGTTCTCCACGCATCCGCAGGACGGCTTGCCGTAGCTCGGTGCGAGCCGCCTCGATCCGCTGCTTGGCGATCGTGGGGTCCAAGCCACCGACGAGGTCGAGCTTGATCCGGTTGAGTTCGGTCTGAAGGTTGGTTTTGAGTTGGGTAAGCTGCAGCTTGGCCGCGTTGAACGCCTGCTGGGCACCCGTCAGGACCGCGACGGGCGCGGGCGGTGGTGCCACGCCGCGGAGCGAGCGCGCGATTTCCTGCCGCGCACCGATCGTCAGTCGCTTCTCGGCCTCCAAACGATCACGTATCGACTGGACACTGATCGCCAGTGCCTGATCCGCGGCCGCTTTCTGCAGGCTGGCTTCTTCCTTCGAGATGCGTCCCGTGAGCGAGGCAAGCCGGATGCTCTGTATCTGACGATCGTAGGTATCGCGAAACCCGGTGAGGTAGGTCTTGGCCGCCAACGCCCCCTCGTCGGCCACCTTCACGGTCGGCACCTTGACGAGGCTCTTACCCAAGAGCCGCTCGATATCGGGCGTCGCCGCTGCGCCCAGCCGCTGCCGTTCGTGCTGGATGCTGCGGTTCATCTCCTCGTAGGCTGCGATGATCCGGCGCTGACCCTCCTTGGGGTCCAGTCCGGCCGCGACATCGAGCTTGGCCCGCGCGATCGAGGTCTGCATCCGCGCCCGCATCCGCAGGACTGCCTGCCCGACGTCCGTGAACAGCTTCTCCGCCTCGGTGACGATCGGCGTCGCCTTGGGGATCTTGACCAAGCTCTTGGCGAACAACTGCTCGATTTCGGGCGTGATCGCAGCGCCAAGCTGTTGGCGGCCATGCTGAATCCCGCGGTTCATGGCTTGATAGGCCGCGATGATCCGCTGTTCTCCAACCCGAGGATCGAGGCCACCTGCAAGATCGAGCTTGGTCCTCGCCACTTCGGTTTTCATCTGGTTCTGCAGGCGAACGACATGGCGCGTGGCGTCTTGGAACGTCCGCTGCGCGGCGGTGAGATCCGGCCCCACGACCGGCACCCTGACGACGGCCTTTCCGAGGAGTCGCTCAATTTGGGGCGTGGTCGCCGCGCCAAGCCGCTGACGTTCGCGCAGGATGGCGCGATTCATCTCCTCATAGGCCGCGGCAATACGTCGCGCGCCGAGCGTCGGATCGAGTCCAGCGGAGATATCGAGCTTCGTCCGCGCAATCGAGGTCTGCATCCGCTCGCGTTGTCGCGTGATCTCCCGCTCGACGTCTTGGACCTTCCGCTGTGCATCGGTGAGCGGCTTGAAGTCGAAGCCCGCCGGTTTGAGCTTGGTGAGCATCGCTTGCCGGAGCGTGTCCGGTAGCTGCCCTTTGGCGGCGAGCCGGTCCATCTCGGTGGTGATTCCGGCGTTGTAGGCGGCGGCGTTCTGCTGCCCGAGATGCCTGAACTCCTCCTTGGTGATCCCGCTCGGTCTCGCCCGGGCTTCGCGGCGGCCAATGTCGGCCTGCTGGAACTCCTTCTCCAAGTTGGCGACGATCTTGTCGACGGCCCGGACGCGCGCCGAGCCCCGTACCATGGCCTCAGACGCCCGTGCGCCGAGCGTCTCCATGCCCGCCGAGAAGCGTGCCTGCTGCGCGGGCGTGAACCCGGCTCCGGCGGCGAGCGCCTCAGTGAACCGGTTGCCTTCCCGAGCCCCCGTTTCCGGGAGGATATGCCCCAGTATGTTGCCGATCTCCTGCGCGCCCTTCACGGCGACCTGCTGCGCCTTCTGGAATTCGCGCTGGAACTCCTCGGGGTCGAGTATCTTCTGCTTCCGCTGTTGCCGGAGCCCCTTCACCGTCTCGCTGAAGGTATCGCGGACCTTCCGCAACTGCCGGTCGTAAAGGACGAGGTCGTCGACGCCCTTGCGGCCGAACGCCTTGAAGATGTCCTCGAAGCCGGGGAGGGTCGAGGCCATCGTCTTGTTGAAGTTGCGGACGAAGCTGTTGGTGGCGCGCGTGATCCCGGCAAGCTCGTTCCGGATGCTGCCCGCTTTTAACTGGGCCTCCATCTCCATTACGAGCTTCGCGATCGTCGCCATGGCGGTGCCCCGCGATGCCTAACGCTACTTACCGAACGTCTTGGGCTTGGCCGTCCCGGCTCGCCCGCGGTCCCGCGTCTCGCCGACTTCCGCCGGTGTCCCGTCGCCGAACGTGGTCGGCCGGTTCGGGTTCACCGCATCGAGGTCGACGTTCCCCTCTTCGTCGAGCACCTGCCCTTCCGGACTCAGCGCAACAACCACGCTGTCGTCGTTCGCCGCCTCGATCGCATACTCCTTGGCCCGGTCGATGACCAACTGCAACTGATCGTAGGGCTTCAGGTCGGCAAAGTCAGCGCCCTCCTCCTCGTCCAGCTTTTTGATCGCCACGCGGATGTACATGAGCTTCTTGTCCCGTGGCACGTACGCCCACGCCTGCTCCCGGTTCTGGAGCCGAAGGAAGGCCCGCATCTCGACCACATCGCGCGACGTCAGCGGGCCATCCGTCTGTCCTTCCCGCACCCACCGCGGCGGCCATCCCAGCCACTCCTTGGCGATATAGCAGACGGTTTGGCGGAACGCCGAGCTTTCTATTCCCCCGCGAGTTCGTCCTCGTCCTCTTTCGAGACGGCCGAGAGCTTGGAGGCGACGTTGTAGATCGCCTGAATGACCGAGATCCCCATCTTCCGCAGGTCATCCTTGTCGCGCTCGTCGAACAGGAGACGGGACTCGTCATCCCATTCCACAGCCGACATCTGGATGAGGCCAATCCGAAGCTCGGTCATGTCGAGCTTCTGGTTGCCGAGACGACCGCGGACCATCTTGCCCTCGTAGCGGTCGCGTTCTCCGGCGGTCAGTTCGCGCACCTTGATCTGTCGGCCCTCGAACGGCTCGGGCAGGTCGACGATCTCGACCCGCGGCCTGTAGACCTGCGACGCCCGAATGAACTCGTGGCGACCGACCCACTTGGTCGAACCACCCGCGATCGCCGTCACGGGCGACGCTGGCCGCTCGGCGTCGTCCTTCAGTTGCTTCTCGGCGGCATCGACATCCACGTCCTGCTCGACGACTGCGGTCGCCGTGTTGTTCTCTTTCTTCGTCGCCATGCGGCCCCCATTGGGCGTCAGTGTCTCCGATCCCCGGAGATGTGGTGAATGGCGGGACGGCGTCATTAGGGTGCCACCGGAGCCCGCCATTCTGTCCCGCGTTGCCATCAGGCGTTACGGGACGTCAACCCGATCCGTCACCGCGCTGAAGTCGTAGCTGATCTCCTGCAGTCCTTCGGGCGCGGCCGTCTCCCGGATCGACCCGACGCGGCCAAAGATCTCATAGCCGTTCGTGCCGTCGCGGAGGACTTCGATCGCGAGCACATCGTTCGCCGCTTCACCGGTGGTGAGCGTTTCCTGCCCGGTGTCGCCCGCGGAGAAGAACCCGGCAAGCGTCATCGTCTGTTCCTTGATGCCCGGAATGACGTACTGCACCGACCGACCAAAGACGGCAACGTTCGTTACCGGCCGGTTGGAGTTGTAGTCGATCCGGTTCAAGTCGGAGATGGGCGCGTATGTCCCAGCCGTATAGACTGAGCTAACAACTGTCGAGGTAGCCGCTGAAATGGCTAGCTCGGTGCCCATCACGACTACGCCGAGAGGCATGGTCGACACTCCTGTCCGAATGCGCGAGAGCGCAATGGTATTTCGTGCGCCCGCATCCCGCGGAGCTATGTCGTGCCCTGTCGTGCCTGTAACAGGATCGCAGCCGGGCGGTGTCCCACCGACCTCGGCCCCTTCGGCGATCCGGATTGCCGCACCAGTCTAGCGCCGGAGGTGACCCTCCGGCAATGCCGCTGCCGCGCTGCTACCGTGCGGGGCGTCTCGCGCCGAACGTCGCGGGCTTACTCTTGTTGGCCTCACTGGCCGCCTTGTCGGCTGCGCCAGCCGCCTCCATCTGCTCACTCCGGGCCGCGCGTTTCCGTTCCTTGCCCGCGGCAATGTAGGCATCGGCGTCCGCCGTGCTCTCGCCCTCGTGCGGGTTCGCCCGTCGCGTGCTCTTGACCGACTGGAAGGTGGCCTGTCCGCGTACGGCCTGCTCGACTTCCTCGGCTCCCTCGACTTCCGCGACCTTCGCGCCCTTCTCGGTTTTCTCAGTCATGGCTCGTCTCCTGTCGTTGTGCGCCGAATGTCTTCGGACGGGTCGCCTGCATCACGCGATCGGCCACGTCCCGCGACACGGTGCGTGATGCCGGATTCGCGCCGACTCTGAGCGCCGCCTCCCACTCCATGAGGAACATGGTCATTGCCGACCGTGATGCAACGATCGATTTCTCCAGCGTGTCGAGCGTGCTGCCGAGGACAGCCGACGCGGCTCTCAGCCGATCGGACGGATCGGTGCCGTCGATCCGCGGCTTGGCAAACTCGTAGGGACTGGCGCCCGCTTCGAGGGCTTCCGCTTCGAGTTGGCGCGCGGCGTCGTCGGAAATCGGCATCGTTAGGACTCGTTAGGACTCGTTAGGGTTCGTTAGGCTCGTTAGGTGGCCCGGACGGTGAGCCGCGGCGTGAACTGCAGGATGGCGTGTTGGCCGATCGGATCGGACACGATATCGATCACCTCGACGGCCACGGTGATCGTCGTCACGCCGGTGATCACCAGCGGCTTGCGATGGAATCGGGTCAGGATCGCGTCAGCCAGTTCGTCGGCCTCGTCGGTCGAGTACATGCGGTCGGAGTAGATGTGCGCCGAGATCCCGATCTCGCTCCCGGCCGACTGGAACGTCGTCACCGGAATCACCGGGTCCGGTGTGCCGGTTTTGGCGCCCCAGACGAAGTACGGCAGCACGGGCGACGTTGATGCGCGCTGATCGTAGATCGCCCGCAGCTTCTTGGACGGCGGCGTCGCGATCGAGCCGGTCAGGGTGCCGGTCGCGCCGTAGAGGCCGGTATCGGCAATCATCTTGTCGGTGGCCGCGATCCGGAACGGCAGGAACGGCACCCGGTAGATCATCTGGCCCACTAGCCGCTCCCCGGCGCGCCGTACTCCTTCGCCATGCTTTTGAGCAGGAGTTGGAGCGCCTGCGTGTATTTGGGCGCGCCCCACTCGTAGGCGGGGTTCAGGAACGGCTGGGCCGGATGTCGGCTCGTGCCGTACTCCTGAAAGATCGCATACAGGTTCTCGCCGATGGCGTCGAACGGCTCGGCCCAGCAGCCGACCTCGAACGCGTAGCCGGACTTGGAGAAGCGCACCTCGATGTTCTCTTTGAGGAACCCGGGGTGCCACGGCGGGTCGACGCCGGGCTCGCCAAATGGGGCGAGTTCGACCGCCTTGTCGGTGATCTCGTTGCCCCAGAACTGCGCCAACTGCCGCACTTCCCGCTTCAGGTCCGCGTCCAGATGGAGGAAGTTGACCTGCAGTGCTTCTTGGTTCCGGAGCGTGATCCGGAACGTGGCGTAGGAGCGTTGCCGGAGTTCAGCCGCCACGCCGCGCCCCGGCAGCCTTGGCGATCGCGGTGGAGATCTGCTCGGCGACCTGCTCCGTCCTGTCGCTGCCGTAGGCGAGCGTCTCCGCCTGCCACGACTTGGGGATCTCGATGAACGTGAAGCCGATCGTCGCCGTCCACGCCACGTCCTTGGTCTTGCCGCTGACGACGGCGCGGTCCATGGCCTCCGGCCGCCAGCCGAAGGGGAGCGCCAGCCGGTAATTGGTCTCCGGTGTCGCTGCCGCACCCCTCGGTAGCTCGCTGCCGGTGATCGGCGAGAGTCGGCATGGCACGTTGACGGCGTAGCTCACCCAACTGATCATCGACCCACCGCCCGGGATCGTTACCGCCTGCGGCCGTTCCAGCGTGCAATAGTGCGGTCCCGACTCGGCCGGTGGGGCCGTGTTCAGGATGCCGCGCAGCGCCCGCAGGTCGGCGTCGGACGTGATCGCCACTAGATCGCCATTAAAAGCGGAAGCTGGCCGACACCCACATCGAGGTGGGCCGCCGCACGCTGGGCGGTACGGCCGCCGGGATGATCGTGTAGAAGAGCCCGAGCCAGTACTGGGAGCGGCGCTCGAAGAAGTCCGGGCCGTCCTTGGTGATCTGGCGCGTGATCTCGTTCGGGATCGTCGTCGTGCCGGTGCGGTTGGCGAGGTCGGTGGCGATGAACAGGAACCCCTGTCCATAGGTCCACGCTTCGAGCGCGGCGTACTGCTTGACGTCGTCTCCTTCCAGCACGGCCACGGCGTCAGAAACGTCATCGGCGAAGCCGGAGAGCAGCGCGACCACCTGTTCGGGCGTCTTCCCGGCGAACCACCCGACGTCGAGCTTCCCATCGGGAACGAGGAGATCGGCGGCGTTGAACTCGACCATGGATACCCCCAGTACACGCGACGGCCCGCCGCCAATTGACGACGACGGGCCTTCACCGCGAGCGACATGCACCTGCTGCCCCGCTAGTCCTCCTTCGGTCTCCCGCTCTCTTCCGAAGGCGGCGGGGCCGCTTCATCGATCTCGTCGAGCGTCACTGGCTGGTTCGACAGGTCGCTCGCCGGAATCCCGGCCCCGGACGGCCGTCCTTCGCCGCCGGTGCCGTTGTCGTCGGCCGTCCCCGCCCGGTCGGCCGCATTGTCCTCCTCCACCAGTGTCTGTTGGCGGATGCGGCCCGGCGGGTGGTTCTGGTCCATCCCCGAGACGAGCCCGTAGGAGAAGGCCGTCGAGTAATGCACTTCGACTTCCTCCTCGGACGGGTAGATCTTCTGGCCGCGGTCGATGATCGTGAAATCGAGTCGCGGCAGCGTCACCATCTCGTCTGCCTTCTCTGCTGCTTCCCGCTCGCCCGCACTGCCGCCGGACGTCAGGACATTCGTCACCCGCCCGGAGAGCCGGGCGTCGAGCGCTGCCGCTGCAGACGGCGACAGACCCTTCTCCTCCGGATCGACCGCCGTCTTGGGCGGTGGAGCGGTCTTGCGCGCCTGTTTCTTTGCCTTGGTCATGGGTCGTCTCCCGTTAGGTCATGGTCGTGCGGAGCACGACGAGACGGTTCGGCTGCAGGATCATCGGGAGCGCATTCATGAACGTGTGACCGTACAACTGCATCGGCAGGAATTCGGGCACCCAGACGTTGTTGTAGATCCCGGTCTGGCCGCCCTTCTCCACGCTCGGTCCCATGTGCGTGTAGCCAAGACCGCTCGCCACGTTGAGCCGATCGGCCCCGGCCGCTGGCTCTTGGTCCCCACGGTTCGAGATGACGCCGAACTCGTTTCGCTTGCCCCGCCCGACGAGGATGATATAGCCATCGGAGAGGAACGGCACTTCCACGGTCTGGCCGCGGTTCACGAGGTCGAAGATGTTGCCCGACTGGTCGTAGCTCGTCAGCGTCGCCCGGTTCCGGATGTCTTCCGACACCCGGTCGGTGGCGGTGTTGATGATCCGCCGGAGCGTGACCGCGCCGCCGCCGCCCTCGAAGACCGAGGTCTCGGCGGACATCATGATGTTGTTCGCCGGGTTGCTGGCGATCCCGTCGATCGTTTCCGGCGTCGCGATCGCAATGGCCGGTTCCCCGCCGAGGAGCGAGCGGGCGAGCCGCCAGTCCCTCCACCACTTGGACGCCGTGCCGGTGTTGGTGACGCCCGCGACGTAGCTGTCGAGGAGCGTCGCTTGGGCGAACAGATTGCCCGACGGAACGCCGTAGTTCACCTGCAGCCGCTTCTGCTCGAACGTCCAGTCGATCGAGCCC